TCCATATCGTGATTAGCGAGGTTATTTACACCCGCTTCCATTACCGCGTAAGTGGGATGTTTTTCTATGACATCGTGAGCTAATCTAGTATGCATATTTGGGAAGTAATTCCCTGTTATCCCCATATTTTGATAAGACCAGCCTGTTAAAGCTGCCACTTTTGCAGGTAAAACCTTTGAAGGATACGATATACTAGCCCCTACCACCTGGTCAGTGAATGCAAAAGACGCGCTATGCCCACTGGTTATACTGCACCCGATAAAAATAGCATCTGGGGAGTCCATGTAAAATTCTAAACTTATAGAGCCTGTGTACCCGCCTTGCGCTTCCCAATCAAAATCAGTAAGTCCTATGTTATTTTGGTCTACGAATTTAACTTCCGCGTGATATGAAGCATCCGAAGAAGTGACGGGAATAACTCCACGGGCAGCGTCCCAAGTGCCGCCTATAAAAATACTATAAGAATCGCCTTCGATAATATTAAATCCCTGGCTTGTAAGGTCTATCGTATTAAGACCATTGACAAGGGATGTAACAAGATTAGAGGTGTTGTAAACCCTTGTATACAGTCCGGTTCCTTCGTTTTTTCTCCAAATTCTTATCCTAAAATCGCTTACTGTATCGATGGCAGAAGCATAAAATTTAACCTGTTTTAAGATGCCGGTCTGAGCAAAACGGGTCGCCATCCCACCAGACCAGAATTCCCAGCCCGGATTCCCAGCGTGTAATATATCTGTCCCCGTTGCTGCTAGTGTCCCGTGATAGGGAGCTACTTTTGCGAGTGTCATTATGTTACCCTCCGGGCTGCTGTTTTTTGCAGTGTTGAGCCGTTATTATTAACTGTTCCAATATTATAATTATTTACAGTTGGTCCCGTCGTCGTTTTACTTGGGGAAACTACACTCATATTAACTTTAGGAGTTGCACCAATGACGGTCACTCCTTCTTTTGATGTCATCCCGGTACTCGTTGAGTCTTTCATCCCATTCCGATACGTGATTTCAGCCTGTGCCTGAGCTATAGCGGATTTTGCATAGGCGTTAGCTGCGGCGTTAGCTTGTGCCCACGCAGAGGTTATCCCGTTAATCCCTCCAATCGTGCCGCTCATGCTCTGAGATCCGGCACTGCTCAGGAGGTTTATTGCCTGTTGCGTGGTAATATTCGTGGCTTTTCCCGATGAATCAACGAGTGCGAGTTGTCCGATGGTCCCCGAAGCCGAAACGTTCCCGGCCTGTTTCAAATATTCCTGAAGTTGGCTGACTGTAAGACTTGAGCGTTTCCCAGTTGAGTCAATCAGCATAAGTTGAGCTGTCGTCCCACCCATCGAAACACTACCAAGAGCCGTGAGGTTAACTTGTAATTGTTTTCCTGAAGTTGTTGCGTTTTTCGCTCCGGTGTCTATTCCGGTTAGTCCTGCTATAGTTCCCGCGGCAGGCACTTTCCCCATGGCATCAAGCGCGGTAGTTCCGGTTTTAGCGTCACCTGTTAACGTTTTAACAAGACCGTCGACTGTTGTAATCTGTGATCCAGTTCCACCCATATTCACATTTGAATATGTGTCAAAAGATTTCGCCGTTTCTTCGTTGTCTTTTCTAATTCCTTCTGCCTGTGTGTGGATACTAGAAGCAGCCCCCCCGAACAAATCTGAAATCTTGCTCGCGAAACCCACAACAGCGTCAATAGCTCCTTGCGGGATCATATCCAAATATGCCTGTTTGATTTCTTCTAATTTCGGAACTATAAAATCGTACAACATCCCGGCAGCTATGGTAATATACTCAACAAAAATAGTGAATGCGTCTTTTGCGACTTCCCATGCCGCCGTTACAAGTCCCGTTTTTTCATCGAGATAAACGAGCCCGGCAGCTAGAAGAGCTATACCGCCGACTATCAGAGTAACAGGCCAGATAGCAGCCGATAACGTAGCACCAAACAAAAAAGTATCGGCAGTAATAAGAGGTAGTATAAGACCGTACGCAATGGATCCCGCTGCTAATAATCCGATGGCCGCCGTAGCACCCGCCACCACTAGGATTATAGTCTGCATAGGCTCGCTCATATGCGCGAATGCACCGGACACATCAACGGCAACGCCCGCGAGCCCCGTGAGTGCCCCCATAAGTGAGAAGGTCTGAACTTTCATGTCTTCATAGCCGACAAGATGCGATAGCCCCGATGTGAGATTGTCGGTTATATTTGACATCATCCCCGTTAATGTTTTACTCCGGGTTTCCATCGCACCCTGGAACCCTTTTTCTACATCAAAAATATTATTGAGTGTCGAATAGACCATTTGAGAATTATTCCGGTCAACGACCTGAGCCATCTCTTTGCCGGTTTTATCCGTGTATTTTAACACGGTATCGTTCATTTGTGCGCCGTACTTAGCATATGTATCTAAATTCGATTTTTGCACGACGACGGCCTTGACACCGAACTCTTTCAGCCGTTCAAATTCTCCATTACCCGCGTCCGCGTATGCTTCAATGACATCATTAAAACTTTTCCCCATGTTCGAGGCGGTATCTCCCATCGTCCGCCCATAAGTTTCGATGTCCATACCATACGATTTTAATTTTATCGCGCCCTGTTCTATTTCAGTAAAATTAAAAGGAGTTTGAGCTGCAAAATTCGTCATCCAATCGAATTTTTGTTTTGCGACGTCTGCTGAACCATACAGATTAGTTAGTGAGACCCCGGCGTCTTGAAAACCGGAAGCGAGTTCTACGCCATAACCGGCAACTCCAGCGAGGGCCGCCGCCGGCAGGACAAAGGCACCCGCCATAATGGCCTTAGTGCCAGAAGCGAACTCACTGACCCCGCTTTCAGCCCCCTGAAGTGCGGACCCGTAGGCCGCGAAACTAGCACTATCAACGTGTAGTCCAGCGAGTGCGAAAACTTCACCTATCATTCCCATTTTTTCACCGTTTTTTAATGCCTATATGTTTCTAGGCACTTTTAAGACGTTTAGTCTACCCTCTGTAACTCATTTAAGCCCGTCAAATTGACTCATATAAGCATTCCCTGCAGCCGACCATCTAGCAGACTGTTCTTTTTTAGAAGTTTGTTTTTTAGGCTGATCTTTCATAAGTTTTTTAAGTTCGTCTGCGAGTTCTTTATCTATAACATCCTCAAGAGTCCATAACTTATCATCTATTCTGTGAGAGTTTGGAGCATTTAGAATTGACACTTTTAAATCTGCATGTCTTATTGTGTCTAATTTAATTTTTGCTGTTAGTTCCTTGCTGCCTTCTTCAATCATCAAATTAGTGTCGCCTGGTGAATATCCCCAAAACTCTTGGGGAGTTTTCCCACAAACCCGGAATAAACTTCTTTGCTGCCTGTCGAAATACTCATCTATGTCAAGGTCTGCAATGCTTCCCCCTTATCCTCCCCCTTTTCAGCCTTCTCTAGTTTCTTTTCAAGTATTTTAGCATTTATTTCTTCCGAAGACATCTTTTTCATTTCACGGATTGTAGCAATTACTTTTTTATCAAGCAGCCCCGAGTTTGCAAGTCCATCAATGATTATAGTATTGAGGTCTTCAAAGTTTTTACGAAGTTTGATATAAAACTCGTTCTCTATGAGGTCGCCTACATCTTCGAGAGTTAGCCCTTTCTTTTCCCAGATCAACCCCGCGTAAACTATCTTCGTGAGTTGGTCATTGTCGAGTCCGTCGGTATCATTGAAAAGTTTGATAAACTGTGTATAGTTTCTAACCCCGAGCAGTTCATACATTTTCAATTGCCCACGGTTAGTAAAAAAAAGAGAATATCCGGGGATAAATTCCACTTCCGGTCCTGTCATCTGGATTACCCCTTAAGCCCTTACGATATATATTCTTACAAAGCGGTCGGCCTTTGCTGTTTCGGATACCTTGACGAGTGCTTTTGTGAGTGACCCGGCCGCCCCAAGAGTTACCGGAGTGGTTGAAGGAGTTCCCGAAGCGAGAGTCTGCCAGGTTGTTCCACCATCGACAGAAAGACAGATAGACGAGGAAGCCGCTGCCGTTACTGTTACGGTGGATGTGGCTATCCCTGTTGCCTCATTGATTACGATATCATTATCAGTGGCCACCAATGCAGTGGACGTGGTAGTCGGTGAATACGACACACCCGCACCAGAGCATGAAATTGAAGTGATGGCCGCGTAAGTTGTTGCTCTCGTAGGCAGACCCGAAATTTCGAGATTGTAGGCAAATAAATACGAGTTGTCCTTAGACTCCCGGTTGTCCGCGGAAACCAGAGCATTGTATGTGATAAGTTCCCCTGCATCAGGTATGGACACCGTGAAAACATGCTCTTTCCTGTCAATCGCTGCGGTTTTTAGAGCTATCTGTCCTGCATCCCCAGGAATTACCCATCCTTTGAGGTCAGTTGATCCCGGATCCAGGATTTTCAAACCCTTTTTCATTGCCATTGTACCCAGAGGGGTACAGTCTTTCGTTCCCGTTTTTCCTTTCGGAAAGGGGATTGAGTCCGGATCAAGGCCGTCGATTGTTGTTCCGTCGATGGTAATGATTGCGTTATTCGTGTCAATTGCCATGTTTTTCAGTCTCCGTTTTTTATGATATTTCTAGTCTAAAATTCACTGAATAAATATATTTATTAATGGGATCATAGGAAACAATGAAAGGTTCTGCGACTGCTTCGATTCGCTTAAACCGTGTAGTTCCCATTACAGTATTAACTTTTAAATTAAGAAGTTCGTGGATTGCGAGTGCCGTTGATGCTGCCAGACTATCAGATCTATTCCTGACTCTAACACCAAGTTCAGGCCGTCTTAATTGCATTCCTTTACCAAGTGTTACTATTTCGGGAAGTCCAGTCTGATTATATAGAGCTATGCAATTTTGAACGGGTGGATTAAAGCCCCCGGAAACGATATCAACGCCTACAGTGCCTATTGAATTTGTAGCGAGATAAGCGCAGATATCATCAATCCAGGTCATAAAACCCCACCTATCGAGGATTCCAACATTTTAATAAGTTTTGTACTCTTCAGATTGAAGGGGATTCTCAAAAAACCCGCATGTCCGACTTTGTGATACATTGGGATCTCATGGACTGCAGCCGCGTATTCAACAGGAAAAGCAATTCTTATATAAAATTCAGTAAGAGTGTTCTTGTATTCCTCGGTTACCCCCGACCTGCTTAATTTTCCGGTGTCCCTCGGGCACCCTTCTTTTCCATCCCCGAGTACTTCAAGCGACCAATCTTTTACAGTCTTCCTACCCGCATCATTCATACCTTTTTGAGTGATAAACAGGTTAGCAATACATTCGGCAGCTCCAGGCATTTAAGCACCTTTCCCGAGTTCTAATTTTATGCCCATCACTTCGCCAGTTCTCAAATTTTCTACATTGGTTTTTGACTTAACAGAAGGATTTTGACCGTTAATCGTGATTTGAGAATCAATTTCGACTGCAGTATTTGCCGGGAGCATGACCCAACCTGAAACTATTATATTGCTTCCATCATCGTTAATTTCTTCGACTAGATGATAATTACAGGCTACTGTCACCGGAGTGCCAAGCGTAGGGTTCCTGTGGCCATCTATTGCGCTTGGATTTGCTATAGTGCAGAATTTCGACAGAGCCATAAACATTATAGATCCTCTTGTATGTATATAGGTTGGGAATGAATATATACTTTACAGTAGCATGTTTTTAGAGACCTGTTACGTCATATGTTCCGGTGAAAAATACACCGGTATCGTCATTGATGCTCTTTACAATTGAATTTATTTTGTTTTTATCAAGAACGTCGTTCGCTCTTTTCTGAGCTATGATTTTTGCCTGTGTATCTGCCTGTGCTTTGAGGTCGTCGATAAATGCCTGTCTTTGTGCCGCTGCGGGAATCGGAGAGGGAACCGGAATTGTCACGACAAACTCAAAATATTGAGGGATTAAATTCCCACTAGAATCTATATCAGTTGACATCATTATATTTCCGTCTGAATCTAACAGAGGGAAGTTCTTTTCTCTGTACAAAATGGTCAGATTTCGTCCGAAATCAGGGATGTTTGATTTTTTCCGTACTATTTTTATGTCGGTTGCTGCCATGTGATCACCTTTTTATATTAGAAAGTTCAATTGTTATTATGTCGTTATGGATACCCATGTCCTTTACAGACCTTGGATATGGGTGTTCACTGACTCCGTTTTTATCATCCGTTAAATCTGTACATCGATAACAGCCGAGCTAAAGAACTTGGTAACGTTGCATCTAAGAAATCCGGTTTTCCGTCAGAATTAGTATCGAGTGTCATGTTTGAATAGACCGCCTGGCCTTTATAGAGTCTCCCAAACCCTGGATTCACAACGATTTGATAGATGTTTCCGGTTTCGTCTTTTTTGAAGTATAGTGATTTAGGACGGCTTGAAAAAACGTAATAGTCTATTATTTTGGAAGTTGCGTTGATTACTGCAAGCCAGGGTTTAGCGATGTTCAGCAGTCCTGTGCTTGCGTTGTTATCATTTGATAGGTCATAGGTCGATTGTCCCATATGTGAGACTGTAGATGGTTGCCATTGTGCTACTAGACCTGTTGAGGAGAGTGGTTGATTGTTGTGATAGGCTGTTATTTCATCAGGGGTTAATGCGCGTGCATACTCCCTAACGTCGCATAGTCCACCTGTATAGTATTGGGCCCCATTGTATCCAATTTTCACAGCCGTTGTATCCGTCCCTATGTTACCGGAATAGACCGCACTTTCAGCATCAAGAACACCATTGATAAATATACCAATCTTTGAATTTTGAGTTGGGTATTGCCAGACAACATCTACCCATTGCCCAAACTGTATATCAGACACTGATTGAACGTATCTCAGTGTGCCGCCTATAACGACATACATCTGTAGTTTTTTTGTTCCTGTTTCCCCTCCTACTTGATATGATGATGCGCCGTTTTTAGAAAGTACGTTATTTCTACCTGAAAATGCTGTACCGACTACGTTCATCCTCGCGCATATTGTAATTGCACTAGTGGGGTTCAGCGAAACATGATTTGGGATGGAAACATAACTCCTAACACCATCAAACGACATTGCCCCATAAGCATTACCTGCATTATCAGCAGTCAACCCTACACATGACATTGTACCATTATTACCATTTCCACTTACATCAGGCAGAGTCACAGAAACCCTATTCACATCAGTATAATAAATGATCTTCTTGATCCGACACTGATTAAAAGCAGTTCTTCCGCCATCACTCGGAGGTAAATCTATCCTTGTACCTATCCTGTTCTTCGTGCCTTTTATTGCACTGTAGGTCATTGTAGTGCCAGCGAGAGAACCGTTTACAGTTTGACCCGCTACTCCTTTTATAAATCGCGAACGCCCTAAACCTGAGCCATAGACATCATCAAATTTAGTTCCATCTCCTAAAACCATTTTTGCAGAGTCTAGGAATGTCTGTGAATAGGCTGGATCCATTATTGCGATACAATTTGTTTCGTAGGCACTGCCTGTCCATTTTTGGTAGACTACTGATGTGATGTTATCGGGGATTGTGGTTTCGATGTAGGCCGATTTTGCAACGTCTGTTGTAATGTCATCGATATAAAATGTAGCATTTTGCCCATTTGTCAACCCTTGAATACCGAAAACGATCCTAGTTGTATTCGACACCGTGCCAGTTCCGGCAGTAGGCATATATCCAATTATACCAACGGGCGATTTGACCGGAAATGTATAACGTTTGGGACTATTTGCAGTGAGTACAAAACGAGAATCGTACCAATACTGATAGTTAGAATTTTCCCAAATCGCACAAGCAGCTTGTGCGTTTACATTCGATTCGATACTTACGCAGAGAAATGATACATTTGTCAAATTTATTGTTTTATTTTTTGTTATTCTGAATTTTCCCGCTGAATCCGCAGAACCTACAATTTTTAAACGTCCGTTATCGACTGAAATTGTACCAGTTCCCAACTCAATTGTCCATCCGGTAGTAGCATCACACGAATCGATAACAGTAGGATTATTACTCGTCGCAGTATTCGCAACAATGAACTCCTCGGTTATCGTATGCGCAACAGGATCAACAGTCAAATAACCCAATCGACTGAGTAATCCGGCAGGTAAATCTTTCGAAGTGTTATTTCCTGCAACATCAGTTAAATAAATCCCATCTCCTTCAGTGACATGGACTGAGCCTGGACTATAAGAGACAAGTCCATTAACACCACCTAAAGGACTTTGTGCAGTTGTCAATTTGCGAGGATCTTGAGTAAATTCGTTGACCAGTGGGAGAACATCAATATTATTAGATGGAACTACAAAAGATCCCTTACACGAAATCGTTAACGGCATCCCGCCCGTACGAATACGTTTCACAGAAGCACCCCTTATAAATACTTGTATAGTACGACTTTGACAGTTATAATCGCTGTTTTTGTAGTATCGCTATTTGTGACAACAGCCCATATATACTCAGGGATGTCTATTTTCTCGATCCCGATACCGTCTTTCCCCCCAGCACCTTCGTTGAAAATCCAGACGGTCTTTTCGAGTGCCTTTTCTTTTGTGGGGCTCCCCTTGATCGTTATAGTACAATCGGTTGATGTGCCAGCATTGCCGACATAGATATCGAGCATCCTGAGATAGCCTGTTTCCAGAGTGTTAACGGACGTTGCGTTTCCTGATGCAGCTATTGTTTGATCTGTAAAAAAATCGACTGATGGGTATACATCTGACATTTTTTTCCCTCATAAATTTGGATAATCTGAAGAAGAATCATAAACTCTAGGAAGTTCACCCTGAGATAACTTGGAAAACTCGATCTCAAAGTCTTCTCTGGTCACTCCTGCGCTGGCCTGAACTCCTCTGTTTCTTGAAGCAAGAGCGTCCTCATATTTGCACATAAAAGCAGACTTGACCTCTCGCGCGGTAAGTGCTGATTTGGTATAAGAATAATCTGAATCATATGACTCCGATGTGATACCGTAATCTGTAATAGGTCCACTCTGGATGAGATCACAAACCAGGAGAGCAGCGAGATACTCAGAACCTACCTTAATATTTCCTGAAGAATCGAGCAGTTCGTCTTTATATAGTCTATCGGCTGCGATTGAGAGGTATCGAGCATAACGAGTCTGGCTTATGCAGGTCTTTGTATTGACATTTCCTGATGAATCAGCGGCAACGGAATATACATCCATTGAAACATCTGCAATCCAGCCCTTATCAAGAGTAATTACCATCTACGCACCTCGAACAGCTTCATTTTTTCGTTAACGTTTAGAGAGTCCCACCAGGATTGATAAGACGCTGAAAGTTTTTTTAGAAGAGTAATGAAGGCCATTAGTGCCACCTATGAACGTTATCAATTTCTTCGGGAGTCAACACCATATTCTCACATGTTTCACAGACTCCCCTTAAAATCCGTATTAATGGGTAGTCGGATTCTCTTATGACTATCTGAACTGTTTGATTTACGTCTTGTAATATTTTTATCCACCGAGGACGATAATATATATCCTCTTTCATCAGAAAAATAATAATGTCGATGGCTTTCAGGATCACATCGGGAGTTTTAAACTCGGAGATGATAATGGTTTTCAAATAATCAGAAATGGAACTCAGGCGAGGATCGTCGAATATATAAGCATCTTTGTCATAAAATCTTTTAATCCAGTTATGACATCCCAAGATAGCGTTTTTTATTACGATATTCTGAAATGTCTTCTCTAATTTTTCTTGATGGTTGATTGAATAAATAAAAATATCAAGTGCCTTCAGCATAAATTCTTGTTTATACTGTTCATGTTGTATGTTTTTAAGTATCGATGTTTCAAAAGCGGAGTGAAGGATTTTTAAATTTCCTTCAAACGTATAAGAAGAACTAAAATTAGAATGGAAGTGGTCTACGGTTTTTATTATTTTGGGTTTTATATATGCCTGGAATTTTTTCCCGGTCCCGTGACGGTAACAGTTCCACCTAAAAGTATCGTGACTCCCGTTGCCCTCAGCGTCTGGGTTCGGTTGTGTTAGCGTGTCCCATAGAGTGCCATCACGCGCACTTGCGGGACTTATAACACGGGATCGGAAAATCGCAGGCATGTTCAGGACCGCCTTAAGGCACGCACATAATGGCTCTGCGCCAGTCCCAATATCCGAAATTAAACCTGTTACGGACTCCATAATACCATTTCTCACGCATAAAAGCGCCCTCGTTCTGACCAGATCCACCCACAGGTTCAGTTGATCCGAACTCGGTAGGTTCTCTGTTCTGGAAAATGAGGGGCTTGATGAAGCTGCTTGTTGAAATGAGTGCCCATGAGTCGGTATCTGTGATTTCGGGTCTTACAATGACGTTGTATCTTCCCTGGTTAGGGTTGATGTTTCCGCTTGCGTCTACAGTTGGAGACTTTGTGAGTTTCATAGCGTCGTCTTCGAGTTCAGGAGGCACTACCAGAGTGTCACCGACGATACCGAGTTTCTTGCCACGATCATCCCTGAAGTTCCTCATTGCAAGTCTGGCAGCGGATACTCCAGCCTGAGAAAATGCAGAAGTTAGAAGGTTGCTCTGGACAGTTGTGTAGTATGTACCCTCTTTGTGCTGAGTATCAAAAAATTCAAGACCGTCATAACACTGTCCATATGTAGTCTGGTCACCCTCGAAAAAGATTTCCCAGGCACGCTCACCGTAGTATCTGCGAGCAACATCACCCATATTTTTGATTAGAATGACAAACTGACCGTAACGGTCATCTGCGATCGCATCCCTGTCGAATGCCAACGTTGACTCGAACTTTTTGTTTGTGATTTCAAAGGTGTTTCCCTGAAGTCCAGCCGGTATCCTTTCAGACAGGAATTCACGCATTGAAGCAGTATTTCCCATAAATCCGTATTTTTCGCTTGGTCCATTAGACGACATCTCAGCTGAGATTTTCTGCCATTCGTTATCGATAGGGAGCTGATACACGCTGTTGAAAACCGCCCGTAGTCCCTTTTCGACTGATACAAATGTATCACCATTCATTATTGTCATTAGCAATACCCCCCGATATCGATAAATATTTTATCGGCGTTGATATATTTCACAGCTCTTCCGACTTTTGTAGTGCCTGAGGATGCTACTGTTTGGTCATCGACTACATAGAGTTCATCGCCGATGGTTCCGAGTCCTGCACCGCTCATAACCATTTCATAAGTGCCTTTTCTTTCGTATTTTATTCTTGTTCCTGCGGTTCCTCCTGCCATTGCCACGCCTGCGAAGACGTTTCCGGATGCGTCTTTCGGTTCAAGAGTACCGCCTGAATCAAAGCCAATCAGAGTATCTTTGTAGATAGTTTTTGAAGTTGCGACTACAGCGGATGACACACTTCCAGGATGTCCGTATGCGTCTCTGTTTGCCTGTGCTGCTGTCATTTTCAAGCCTCCGGATATTCAGCTTCGGAAAGTCCAAGTTTTTTATATATCGCGATTTCTGCGTCAGTGTGTTTTTTAGGCTTCTGTCCAGTGAATTGTGCACCCTGTTCTCCAGGTAACTGAGTTCCGAGAGTTGCCATTGCAGTTACAACTTTTTTAGTAAACTGGACAGGACTTGCTTCAAACTCGGCTCGGAGAGTTGCCTCGAATCCGTCACCTGCTTTCATACCCACCGGGAAATTGGGATCTTCAATGAGTGCTTTAAATTCGGAGTCTTTCCTAGCGGCTTCCTGCTTTGCGATACTAGCCTGGAGATCCGCAAGGGCCTTGTCCTTTGCTTCAAGCATTGCGGTGAACTGTGCCTTTTCTTCCTCTGCCTTCTTGCTGGATGCGGTGAACTGTGCCACCATCTCAGCAAGACCGGCTAGGTCGATAGGAGCCTGTGCTCCATCTGGTTTTTCAGTCATGGTATTACCCGTTTTTTGAATAGTTGATTTTTTATTAAGTGGATTATGTTGAGAGTTGAGTAATTTAGTACCCGGATCTCTCGGTACATATTCCCCCCCAGGAATTTCAGGGAAGATTAGAATATTTTGAAGTCGTATTTTTGTAATGTTGCCCTTTTCGTCCCTTGTCAGCCCAAGAGAAGGGCTCATAGAGAGATGCCCCTCTTGATTCAGTAGTTCGATGTCTGGATCATTGTATAGTCCAAAATCGCCGTATGCCATCGGATGCCCGACTGTGTTTATATATGGATTCAGTAGTACTCCTGCTTCCCTCCCACCTGCTTCCCGGATTGCCTTTGCCGGATCAACGTCATACAGTTCGAAATCAGGATGAACACCCGACGAAAAAACAATTTTAACGTTGTTGGCGTTTTCTATAGCCGATTGATAGGCATCTTTGGGGAAAAAAATAGGTAGTCCGTACTCATCGTATCCAAGATTGCGCTCAAGTGTCTGAAACATGACTTGGTGAATGTTGGATATAGGCTCTGACGTACATTGCACGGAAGTTTCGTTTTTTAGTGCCATGTTACCTTGTAAATAAAACAGTTATATAAGTAAATGGACTTCAATCTATATAAATATTGATATTTCCCCATATTAGATATAGTAACTAATTATATTTGATAAATATAAATAGATTGAGGACAGATAGTAATATGGATAGGATTCAAACCACTCCCCTGGGTGTTAGAGAAAAACGAAAAATCCTATCCACTTTACTCTTTTAATCTAGAACGGGCGACAGGTCACATGTGCAGCGCGGATGTTTTGGCTGCCTTGCCAACGGATCGTCTAACATTAATATCTTTCCCCCTAGTGCCAGGCATTCATCGCATGGATTCTTTCCCAACAACCATTTTACCTTTTCAACTCCAAATTTCTTATATCGGATATCCCGCCCTGTCGCCTGCACGTATGCCGTTTCGGTTCTCGCAAGAGTTACAGAGTCACGTTTTGACATGCTAAAATACTCTTGAAATTCTTTTGATACATTCGCAGGACCCTTACCCTCTGTTATTCCATTGCTTATGATATCAAAAATCTTCTGACGTTCCTTTAGAGTCCTGTCTCTGAGCCAGTAGTTTTTTTCTCCTTTGATTATTGTATATCCGTCATCTAATTGCTGTTTATATGTTTTAAGAAAACTATAGATGTCGTCCTTTACTTCCGAAGATTTAAAGGGGATATCTAGTCTAGTATGGGCTATCATTTCCCCTTTCAGATAGCCTTTTGTAGCTCCCTCTGTTATAATTTCTATACGCTGATCTTCAAAAGTCGGGATTGCTTCAAGGAGAACAGCCAGAAGTTCTTCAGGGATTATGGAATTTGGGTCTAATTCTTGAGGGTCAATCTCTGGAATCATCAGCGACCAACTCTCAAACGAACATAAAGAACCGCCGTAAAAAACAAGTCCTGTAAAATTGTATAAAGTGGTTTGTAGTGGATTAGGTTATGACCTGGGATCATACTATCACCTTCTCGAAAGATTCGAGTGTGACGGTGTTAAGTTGTCCTCTTTCCTGTATGATAGGCAGCGCGGAAACGTTTTTATCAATCCCGATAACTTCAAAATCCATTTCAGGTAGTTGATTGGATGCTGCAAATATAGTACCCGATCCACAACAAGGATCACATATTTTATAACCCGGCTTTGCGTATTTTTCAAGAAGCCATTTATAAAGTGCAATTGGTTTCTGAGTAGGATAAACCCTCTTCTCTTTGTGTTTCATATCCTCTTGTAACATCCCGTTCCATTTCCAACTAAAAAGACGGGCAGCTGATTTAAATGAAGTCCAGGCTAACTCACAGTCTGCAAAACCGGAAGCTCCATTTTTCTTATCCCAGGCTATCCAACAGGAGGAAGGGGGTAACCAATCTGCGTAATAATTCCCACCGAATATGATTTGATTTTTTGATACTCTTCTTATTTCCGCAATATGTTCTTTTGAAAGTTTGATATCCCAATTGAAATTATGATACTCTGTAGCAAGAGCGCATTTGTCCCCGCCGATTTTTTTACCTTTCCCAAAAGGTTTATCCCCGCCGAATATACCATAAGGAGGATCAGTCAAAACAAGATCAAAATAATTATCAGGATATTGCTTTAGAACATCCTTACAATCTCCTATAAGTACCTCGTTTTTCATGCAGGATACGCCCCTAGAATTTCCTCGGAAAGTTTATCAAGTGCCTGACTTAATTTGCTTGCCATTTCATCAGCTATGGGATCTTGAATATCATCCCCCTCGTGCATGTGTATAGCAGGCTTTGAGAATTGAGCAGGTTTCGCCTCATCTGGCACTTGAGCAAGGGTTGCACTAGCTACAGGAGCGGGCACTTTCGACGCCCAGAACGCTTCTATACTGGCCTTTTTCGCATCGTCTGCGGGTTCGTAATGGAGCTTTTGTCTCAGGTCGTCCAGGTCTACACATTGCCCGGATATTCCCAATTCTGCGTCCTTTTGATCGGAGGCTGTTTTATCTTCGTCCCACACTGGAATTGTTAGCCTGACAGTCCACCCTTCAGGGAAGTTATTGAGTGTGAAATACTGATTAAGAAGATCTTCGAAGGGCGCTAATAACCAGTTATGGAGCCCTCGGATAGCCTGATTCAAGAGCTTAAGTTCTGAGATGTTTGACCCACCTATCAGAGCGCCGCCCTTTGATAACATTTTCGAAATTGAGAAATAGTCTTCAATGACTGCATTTAGTACGTCTATCGTCTGGAGAACGTCTTTTTTTGGATCTAGAGGCACATTCACAATTTCCATGTTATCTCGGAGGATGAATTGTGTGTTTTTCGATGCCTTTTTGATAACCATATTAGCATAAGCAATGTCTGAGACACCATCACACGCCGGGTCCTCTGCGGGTCTTGGATTAGTTATCTTGATAAAGAATATTGGAGCCCCTGACCTGTGAATAACCTGCATTTCGGTATTCCAGCCATACTTAATCATTTCAACGATCTGACAAAGGGGAAGGAGTTCAGAATCTCCGGCTAGTCCTTCGCTCTGGGGATCTTTGACAATCAGGATATTAGTGATTTGTATAGGTTGCAGCTGTATATCGTTCTGGCGTTGCCAATATTCCGGTCCATTTTCACCCAGGATAACACCGCTCAGAAGAGCCGACCAGGTAAGACCTATATTTTCTGAGATCGGGCACGTATCAAAAGACCAAGCAGGCAAGTGCCGAAGTTTTTGCAGTGTGATCTCGCTTCCTTTCCTTACCCAGATAGGATTATAATGAGCTTCACCGTAATTATGAGAATCCGAATCAGCCTGCTTGATTTTCTCGTTTAATCTGACATCTTCTAACTCACACATGTTTTGTAATCTGTGCGTGACTTCTTCGTCTACGTTCTGTGTTGGGTCAAGTGCTTCAATCAGAACTCTATCAGGAAAATGAGTGAGGGAACGTCTTCTTAATTGCGTTTTGATGTAGGGATTTTGAAGCATTTCTTTTATTTTTTCGACTGTGATCTTTGGACTCTTGAATACTTCTCCGGTTTGAGAAATGAAGATCGTGCCCTGCTCTTTGCCTGAGTTCCTGGCGAGAGGTCCCATAGATCCAGAGGTCTGAGCTTGTGCAAATTGAGCGACAGTCTCGCCTATCGTCTGCCTATTCGCTTTACTTATATTTTTTACAGTGTCCCGGGTATCCCTCGGTATCTTTACATTAACAAAGTCAGTAGCCGTTTTTTCACATCCTAGTATCTAAAATGTATATAGATAGTATGTAACTATATGATATATATTTTAGTATATAGAGTGAGAATAAAGTATAGTGTTAGTTTTGACGAAAGTTTTATACCATTTAGACGTGTTTTAATATCATGCCAAAAATAACATTCAACGAAAACGAAATAAAAAAACGCCTAACAATAGACCGCCCACTCAAACATACCGAGACAAGGGATGGGCGGCTTAATGTAGGCTGCTCAACATTGAAAGATTATGTAGAGGGTGAGGATGTAATTGAGATTATTGTGAGGAAAAAAGCATGATCCCGGATGACTACACGCGGGCATATGTAGATGTATGTAGCGAAAAAGGACAGATGATTATAGCAAAAATCGCAGCAATCCGGCTACTCCACCCCGGAGAACTTGTTAAGTGGAGCATGAGTTCAGAGGATGGAATACAAAACGTTGAACTATACCGAAAAGAAGAGCAGATCCCAATTCTAGAACACAAACAATGCCCGTGTTATTACGGAAGTTCAGATTAATTTTTTTCGATATACACTTGACGAAAGTTTTATATACTTTTGACGTGTATTACTTATTACAGCAAGAATAAGGAGTGTCAAAAATGAATGTGAAATACAGCGAACTTTCAAACGAACTTCAAAAGTATGTCCGTGAAACATCACACTACACCGTAGACGACAACGACGAAATACACAGCGAATGGAACGATGAGAACATCACCGCCAAAGACATCGAAGACCAGAAGACATTCGATGAAACAGGAGAACTCTAAACAGATTCTCCTAAATATTTTCAAAGAGATAATAAGGAGCGCAACAATATGAAATCGTGGATTGAAATTGCAGAACAACAAATTAATTATAGAAGTCTGACCGATGCTGAACTGCTGAAACTCGCAAACTGTACTATCACAGAATTCCAGATGATTCTGAGCGATCTGGAGGCCACAGCATGACCTTCATAATCATTAATTTCAGGGATGGTCAGAGAAGGCTCTCTGAGAAGCGTCAGAGAGCTAAGAACATGGGGAAGAGAGTAACAGCAAGGAGGGTTTAAGATGCCCTCTAATAATCCTTTTTCACGGCCTGTAGATTATACAAAGTATGTAAGGGAAATTATTAAGGAAGTTAAGATTGAGTTTGATGGAGTGAGAAAAGAATTTGAAGGAGTTGTTTAAAATGACAGCAAAAAAAATGTTAGAAGAAGCATTGAGGACTATGCCAGACGATCTGTATGTAGAATACATATGTGGAATCAATAAACAACCCTGTATAATGGAAGACTTTCCCAATTGTCCAGAATGCGAGATTGGAATTAAAGTACAAAAGTTGAAATGTGGAATAAAAGACTAAGGGTTTTGAATCCCCTAATCAACATCACATTTATGATTAAAAGCTACCGACTTACTTTTTTTATTGCAAACTCCAAATAGCGCGGGGTAATCTTCATCTTCAATATATTTCCTACATTCCCCGCAGATCTTGACACTCGCAATGGATACTGGAAGACCAATACTTTCTAAGAATTGATATAACGATTCGCCCATGTTCACACCTTATAATAGTCGCATGTAGCGTTACCCTTCAGGATATTACCGCTTTTTGTGATTGAGTATCGCCCTGCCGTTAGATTTGCTATTCCAGTTCCCGACATCGTGCCTACACAGTAACTTTTCTTAGTGTTTGTTACTGTATTATTTTTTAGAGTCGCCTTGCCCTTCTGACTTGAGGAGGTATCGTATTTGCCTGCCAGGATCCCATAACCTCTGCAAGAGTCAATGACATTTCCCTCTATGGTTACCCCATCGTATCCATCAAAAACGATTCCACCCACACCGGACAAACGATTAGCAGCTGGCATAGTTCCACACCTAGATATAATATTTTCTTTTACTGTTATTCCTTTGTTTCCTGGATAAGTCCCAATAATTTGTATTCCTGGGCCCAATGCATCAGATAGTTTATTGTTTGAGACTGTGATTCCTGTCGAAACCCGCCCTTTTGTTATGCTCTGCACCTGAATGATAGGCGCATAAGTACCCTTTCCACTTGCTATATTATCGTGGATTGAGACATTATTAGACTCTCTGAGCCGCACGAAATTATTAGCCCTGGTATTGACATTACATCCATATATTTCAGAGTCCATTAGGCCATTAGCATGTATGATATCGTGCCCGGAGTCACCTTTCAGGTTGAAAAACTCTAGACCTTTAGCTCCTTCCGGCCTGATACTGTCGCCCTGACTATTCCAGAAAGTCAAATCATGAAAAGATGAGTCTGTGATATTTGCTTTTGCAGGGTTGCCCGGATCACCGAACCCGAGAACATTATGAAATCCTTTTCCGTGATCGTCGCCGCCTGCTTTCGTCGAATACTTTTGCGTTTTATAGTGGCCATCAAAAGAGAATCCAGCAAACTCTAAGCCTGTTATCCCGGTCTTATATTTTGAACTAATGAGAGGGACCTGGCAGCCAAATGGATTCAAGGGCGCGTGTTCCATGAGCTCAAACTTTACACAGGGATCACATGTCCACTTTGTAAAGTTATACACTCTAAGAAGAGAATTGATAAGATAATCACCCTCGCAAAAATAGTATTCTGCCGGAGTATTCCCCGTGGCATCGATTGTTTTCTGCAGGGTTTTTGAATCGCATGGTTTGATTGTTACGTTTTTTACCATGTTCATACACCGTTTTTCAGTCTTATAGACTCTTAAGAAATTCAAACATTGTTTCCAGGGCTTCCTGTCTATACGATGGACACTTGTCGATAAATTTAGTGATGACAGTAACAAGTCCGTCTAGCATCGATTCGTTGTTATCAAACACTAACATTTCGCCGTATTCGTTTGTCAATTCTACGCGCCATACGTTTTTTTCATCTTCGACGGCATTGATTTCAAACATGTTCTTAACTCCATTAAAAAATTAAGTTAGGAAAACCTAACCAAATTAGAAGTTCCAAATTACCTGGACCCCTTTGACTCCTGAAATTTTTATACCATCTGTGATAATTGCAGAATTGATATAATAGGAGTGAGGCCCGGTTAACCGAACTTCTGAAATATTGTTACTCTTTGCGAATGCAAGAGCTTTGTTTATGACGATTTGGTCATTGCTCGCGGTCTTGCCATTTGCAGCACATACAAACTGTCCAGGGCCTTTAAACACAACCGACACTACGGAAGCTGGGGTCACCACTGGAGGCACGACCGGAGGCTCGACAGGGATAATGACCGGAGGCTCAACACTGCCTGAAGATCCAGCACCGTACCCTTTTGCTACCCAGCTGGCTATATTTTTGTCAGCAGGATTGATAATGTTGTCCTTGCTTGTGCCAAATGCGATCGAGCCAACATTCCAAAGGACATTATCATGCACTGAAACATACCCGCTTGCATGAACAGGAACCACAGCATAACTTCCAGAGCTACCTCTGTAATCATGCATTATGTTGTGATGGATGTTGATACCCGAAAGGGAATTTTCCATCTCAAAAAGACACCACCCCGTGCCGCCCGCGCCTGTTAAGGTGTTGTGATCTAGTTCAATGTTTGTAGCACCATCGCACCGGATGCCCGTGTTTGTCTGGACCACAATATCGTTTCCATATGCTCTGCTGTTTTTAGTTCCACGCAAGAACTCTATAAAGTCGTGTCCACATTGACCGCTATTGTCATACACCTGGATATTAGTTCCAGAGTGACACTTTACAAAGTCGTTGTACACATACTTAATTACTTTGTTATCATGGATTTTGACATCCGAGCAGCTTTTGAGTAGGATACAATTTCTTGTTTCACCTCTCCCTCCGTCACTTGTTCCACTTGCTGAACTTGCAAAAGCGAGATTACTGATTTCGATATTGCTTAACCCACTACAGTATATCCAACCATCTGAAGTTGAGCCGGAAATGGAACCCGCTGTGTTTGGCCCTGCTTTGAGAATGGTATTTGCAGCACTTTCACCCTTAAGATGAATACCGCTTTTCATTATGATTTTTTCATTACCTAGTTGATAAGTGCCGGACGTCAAGAAAACGATATCACCAGATTGAGCCGATGAAATCGCACTATTGATTGATTGCCCGGGGGATACGATGTTCGTCGCGGCAGATGATACTAACGCAAACGATAGCATGATACATAATGCCAGGAGTGTTACCCCAATTTGTTTTTTATTCATTTAGTACCTCGTAAATATATTTATCAGAGCATTTTATTCCACAAAAAACCGAGAATAAGAAACGTTCCCAGAAACATCTATATTCTCAAGGCTGGATATGACGCTCATGATCGTGAATAGTGAAGTTTTTAGATAGACAGCCCGCTTAGACAGCGAACTCCTTCATCAGTGCCTGAACCTCTTCCGAGTTGTACATCTTATCGATGTGGTCAATGATGCAGGTTGCCTCTTCAGGAGTGATCCTCTGATCGCACATTGCCTGCCTGGTGACCATAGCGGTATCCCGAAGATCAGTAATGACCACTAAAACGCCAGCGCCCTTCGTCTGAAGGGTCTGGATCTGAGTATATGCCTTGAGTATCTCAGGACCGTATTTTTTCAGCTTCAGAAGCAGAGCGGCAGCCGTAGGCAGTAATATAGCATTTGCTAAAACAGAAAGGAATTCAGCGTTGATATCCGTTTTTTCAACTCCGTTTTTTAATCTACTGTATCAATATTTTGAAAGACTTATATACTATATAGGTAAATACGTTTTCTAAATAGATAAGTCTTTCTAACTATAGACATAGTAAAAACATTGGTTAAAATGATAATCTATATATACAAAAAAGGAATAGTGTATTATGCTATCATTTGAATCCTCAAAGTCTGTTTTGTTTTCAGTCTGCCTGACGTTTGGTCGCCCAGGCAGGCAAACTATATATCACCATTCTGGCATATCGCCACTTCCAAAAAGACTTTCTTTTTGTTGGGTTTCGCGCCAGTGTTCTTCAGGGAGTGGAGAAGTTGGAACTGGACCGCCAAAAGGTTTTTCGATTATTACCTGGACCGCCATTGAGGTAATGTCTACCCTATCGTCATGTGCTGCATTAGGAAAGCCCAGCAGTTCAGCCTCAAAGTCGTGAAGTCCCGGCAAACTATCTAAGAAAAAGACGGTTCCTGTTGCTATCCTGGTTGCAGCTGGGATAAAACGAGACACTTTATCAACATCTTCTTTAATTTCATCTACCGGGAATCGTTTTGTTTTGAGAGTTTGAAAGAGGCCTATACCCAGACCCCTTGATCCGACCCACTGAGTAAGAGGTTTCCACTTTTTATACTGTTGTTCGAATAACTCAACTTGTTTCGGCTGTTCGAGTCTCGTATGAATCAGATCTATCAAAGCTAAATCATTTTGGGGAGTCTGAGCCCATGTTCCCAATGCAAAATAGTCAGCACTTGTTTTCTCAGAGGCTGCAGGATCGCACGTTTGAAATATCCTGCATCTAGATAGGAGATGCGTTTTGCCGTCGCCGAGATCGAGAACATTGTTAATCAGTGAACAATATTTAAACTGTTCTTTCTTTACGAGGTTGCCTGAGATAGCGGACGGCCTTTGTTGATAAAGTGATAACCAAGTATAAGGAGGGACGTTGGCCTTTCGTTTTTTCAACCACTTGAGAGTATACTTCCCAGGCCAGAGGGGTTGATCTGGCCCGGTTCGTTGGTCATAGTATGGCCTTACTTCTTCAGACAGTGCCGGAAGGGTTACGACTTCCCACTGATCCGCTTCTGGGTCAGCCTCTGCACTCTTCAGAAGCCTGCCTATTAAGTCGTCCTCATGCCATCGAGTAGCCGTAATAAGGATCGATGAGTTACCCTGTTCCCGAGTTGAAAATACATCCGTATACCACTCATATATTTTATTCCGGATAGTCGGACTCTCAGCCTCTTCTCTATTTTTGAGATAGTCGTCTACTATCCCGTAATCCATCGACATACCAGTTATACCGCCGCCGATGCCGCAACTTCTATAAACTCCCTCGTGTCCCACTACCTCAAAAATATCAGAGTTTCTTAGAAAGCTACCTTGCGCTGTTGACCTAACGTTTGATTCATTAAGGCCAACTTCAGGAAATAGGATATTATATTCAGGAGTATCTATAATTCGTTGTACATCTCTGTTCATTCGTTGAGCTAGGTCTGCACTATATGAACAGGATATTATCTTACAGTCGGGGTTTTTGCCAAAAAGATAAGCAGGAAGTCGCCTGGAAACAGCTTCAGATTTCCCATTCTGAGGAGGCATACTTATTATTAATCTTTTGATCTCACCTGAGATAAACTGATCCAACTTCTTAAAGACAAGTTCGTGATGCCAGTTAAGTTGATAATTCGGCTTCGTAAAAATAGTGAAATCCTGTATAGACTCACTAGCCAGCTTCCTTCTTGCCAGCTCATCCCACATGTCAGCTTCACTGATTTGAACTTCTTGCAGCATAAGCCATCCTCAGGAGTTCGTCGGTGGGTATCTTGTCTAATTTCATCGCATTGAAATTATTTATCGTCAAGTTTTGCTGATTGGCAGAGAGCCTGCCTATCCTCTTATCTAGGCTGTCAACATGTTCTCTGAGTTCCTTTGATATCAAAGCGTACTCCTGCTTCGTTTCACATGTTTCAAAAACGTCTATAAGTTTATTAATAAGTGATTGGCGAATTTCGATAGTGGATATCTCAGCCTCAACAATCGCAAACTGTAAATTTGCTTTTTTCTCGATTACAGCAGCGTTACACCTTGATTCCGAAGACAGGTATTGAAACGTCATTGCTTTCGTTATATTTTGGCCGGATTCGTTAGATAACGCTACAGCTATCTCCGAAAATGAAATATCATTGTCATATAATTCGCGGGCTCTCGATTCGAGGCCATATTTTATGATCTTTGATAGAGGGGGCATAATAAAACGTTTTGTATTCGTTATATAACAATATAGGTTTTTAAAAGATATAGAGTTTATGGAATTTCTATATCCTTTATCACTCGTTTTTTAAATTTTTAGCAAGATCGTCAAGGGCATCCCATACACACTCTATAGCTTTACTTTTCATATAATCGGAAGCCAATTTATACAGATCAAGAATAGTGTAGTCCTTGCCTGGCACTGCTCCGTTCTTCAGCATGTAGGTTTCTAGATTATATGCTGTAAGTTCTAATTCCCATACGCCAAAAGATGTGTTTATACATTCAGTTGGTTTACTTTTATTCATTAATCGTTCTGTCATTTTATCACTTCGTTTTTTCTTGTTTTATTTTTTGCTTATAATATTCTTCAGCTGCGACAGCCGCCGCCCATTCAGGGCACTTCTTTTTGTCCGCTGCCGTGCCTTTACATAAAATTAAACTATAAGAATCAGGAATGACCCGAACTCTTAAAGCACAAACGTTGTTAAATCTGCCAGGAATACCGCAATAAACACATCCGTCTTTCATTTTATCACTCCATTTTATTGAATACATTTATTATCATGATACACTTGACACCACCGAGGACAGCGGAATCTATCGGGAGATTCGCCTTTACAAGAGATGCGGCTAGGTGCGAATGCACATACATAAAATTTTCTTTCAGGGTATTTTTTATTAGGATTAAAATCTGAGAGTTCTTTTGGGTAAATAACCTCAGAACATTCCTCTGAAAATTTACATTTCCACATTTTATCAATCTCATCCGTGAAATTACACATATTATCACCTTCAAAATGCTCCACGTTTTTCAAGTTCATTCGGGAGTCCATTAATCAAATCCATTACATTGTTTAGAGAGTATGCAATTGATACCAAAGCGCATGTTTTAGTACCAAATTGATTTGTTTCTACAGTCATTGCACATTTTTGAGTATCACAATTTTTTCCATTCATAGGACATATCATTTTCGTCACCTTCTTCTATTTTTCCGCCGGCATTACAGACTATTATAAAAGTTGGAATTTGATTTCTTGACTTTTTCAAGAAAGTTAGATCCACTAAGCATGTCTGTCTTATGCCCATCACTTCCAACCCCTTAACTTGAGTGCGTGAAGCCTAGCTCTAACTATTGATCCAGCGAAGTAAGGAACATCTCTACAGAACGACCTCTCAAACTCATACTCATCCTTTACGATGAGGTTTCGTTTTCTAACAGCCTGTAAAATCAATCGATCAAGTAACCTAATGGGCGTTTCCTCGTCGGACTCGGCGGGTAACCGAGGTAACTCAGGTAATCCTATTTTCTCTTCTTTTTCTATATAAGAGAAAGAACTAGAATCAAGGTTACTTTGGTTACCTCGGTTACCTGAGTGCTTATAACATATCCCAAAAAATGACTTCCAGTTTTTCCCCATTTCGTCGGATACATCGGAATAGCATTCCTGCTGCTCTTGATTATATTTCTTAGGACCGCTTTCAATGTCTAAACTACGCACTATGGACGAGAACTCATTCTTTGATATTTTACGGTGTCCGCGTTTCTCTCGGTAACTTTCGTATTGTTCGTATAGATACCAGATTGGTACGAACTGTTCGTCATTGATCGAACATTCTTCATTTATGAATGCTTGGACGGGATTTGATAGACTTTCGTACTTGTCCTTTCTTTTAGACTGTTCTTCCTCGTTCAGTAGTTTTCCAGCTGCTAAAATATCCTTGAGCATCCTAATACATTTGAAACTCAGGTTTTCATACTCACTCTCTGGAATTTCATCTACTACATCCCGCCCATCTTTGAATTTGTTCTTAAACTCAATAATGGACCATCTACGATAGAACCCATCTGAGCGGTCTGTAGTGGCAGGC